AGCATTTACTAAGAAGCAACCATATAATTCCCAAGTCTCAAGTACGTTTGGTGTGCTTGTTCCATTACCACCATCTAATACTTCACAACGTGTTGTAAATTTATAATCAATACCTGAACTAGCACTTGCTTGTTCTAGTGTATCCATTTGCTTTTGTATTTGCTCACCAATTAGTCTACTTACGTTTCCGCCAGCGTCATCTCTAAATGTTGCTGACACAGCGTCCCAAGTCTGACGACCTGCTAAGTAAATTCTACTGTTGTAGATTGGAACTTCAATTTCTTCGAAGTTTATAGTTGGTCTAGTAAAAGTCATTACCTGTTTGGTAAGTTCTGTTCTAGGTGTAGTTACGCCAAGATTCTCAAATACCACCCGGTAGCGATATTTTAGTTTTGGCATTAACAGTCCTTGGGTTGGACTTGATTGGTCTGATGCCAAAGGAACTGTCATTCTTGTTAGCGATGATACGGCCATTTTATATTCTCCTAATTACAATATTATTTATCTAAATTCTGTCACAAAAAATAGGGCCTCAGACCCTATTTTTCATTATTTAAAGTAGTTTAAGAGTAGGTTAAACTGCTGCTGAGCTTGCAACATTACCTGCTGATATTTCACCTGTGTTCTTAATTCTAACTGGAATGTATATGAATTCAACAGCTTTAACTGGCTCGATTGCAACATCAACATATAGTTCGTTTGCATCAATTCTAGTTGGTGTATTGTTTGAAGTATCACATACTACTAGATAATCAAATATACCACGCTTTGCTACAAGATCAATCATCAAGCTCTCAACTGAGTTTTTAATCTCATCACGTGTTGTTTGATCGTTTGGCTCAAAAACAAAGTTCTTACCAATTGTTTCTAATCTTCCTCTAATAAATGCTACTAATCTAGCAACGTTTATTCTATCAAGCGAACTACCAGTAAATGTTGTTTTATTACCATAGTTAAGTATTCCTGATCCAGGAATAAACGTAATCGGATTGATTGAATTCTCATACAATGTATCTCTTAGACCTTGTCTAATAGCAGTTTGTGTAAACTCACCTGTGGTTGCATCTACATATCCTAACTGACTAGCATTATCAACTGTACCACGACGTGTACCTGCTGGTGCTAACCAAGGAAAAGCAACATCATCTGAACGCACAACTGTCCTTAACATCATGTGTGTTGACGGTGCAACTACTGTTGTTCCTGATAGATCAGTTGTTTGACAACTTGGATAAAATACACCAAAGTATGGATCAGCAGTTGTTAAGCCATCACCGTTTGCATTGGTTGCCCAATTGGTAATATCTGTTCCTGTATCTGGTGTACGCATTGGCATGTCACTTAGGATAAAGCCAGTGTTGTTACGCTCATTGTTAAGTGCAACCAAGTTACTTGCTAATTCTTCATAGTTAGGGCAACATAACAAGTTGTATATTTTTTGCTCTTCACGAAGTTCTTGTGTTCCATCTACTGATGCTTTTAATGCACTTACAACCATATTTCTGACTGCTTTTCTACCTGCAAACATTGAACCATCTGCTTGTAAACCACTTGCAGTCACCCATGCATCTGTTACTGTTGGTAACGCACCGAATGTTGCAAACGGAAAGTCTGTGCTATTGAAATAATCAACTTGAAAGCTCTTTACATTGAAACCACTACGTCTCATGTTCCATACAAGCATTCCTTCCGGATAAAGTGTAGGATCTGGTTTGTCTAAGTCTACATAGTTGCTTACTAACAAACTCTTAATTGTTGGAATGTCGCCTGTAATTGGATCAGTTGTTCCGTTAGCGGCCCAACGCATGTCAGCAAACAGTATTCCATTTTGTGTTGTTTGATCTGAATTGTCTAATAATACCCATTGATCAACTGAACTAACACTTTCCCATCTGTAAATTTGTGGATAGTTATCTAAATCAGCAGTTGATACCCATAAGTCACCATATACCAATGCACTGTCGTCGCTTTGCTTTGTTGGAGCAGTTGCGGAAACAATTGGACCGTCTGGACTAGTTGTACTTAAAGGAAAACCACGTTGGTCAGTAGTTACATTTTGGTAACCTTTCCATGTGCCACCACTTTGTATCATAATATCACATTCGTTAGTTGCACTGTAGTACCAGGATGTTCCATCTGCTGGATCAATACTAGGTGCAGTTGAACTTGCAGTGTAAACTGGTGTTGTACCAAATCCTAATGGAATCCAGTTACTTGCAATTATATCACTGTTGTTACCTGCTCTTACTTGACCAGTTGTAATTGCAGTGGTAATACCTGCATCTGTTAATGGCGTACCACTTGTGTCTTTAAGTACAAGTGTACCACCTTGTGTATGTTCAATTTGTACTGCACCAGTTGATAATACTCTTGCAGTTGTATTTGCTACGTCTGCGGCAGTAAAGGCTGCAACAAAGTCTGCGGCAGTTGTTCCTGCTAGTTGAGCAGTAACCGCAGTTGTTAGTACGTTACTGTTCTTTGCACTTGCTTGTATTGTAAATGTTTCTGAACTAACAAATACTGGAGCAGTGTCTGTTCCTGTAACCAATGTAGCACCAGTTGTATATCTGTCAAAGATTTTAAAAGTATACGTATTGTTCTCTTGTACATTATTTTGTATATAAAGTGAACCTGCTGGAATACTAATTCCACCGCCGGCTGGATCAAGTGCTTTTAATGCACTTTGATCGTTAGCATAAACTGGTGTACTTAATGTAGTGAATGTATCAGTTGCTACATCATATTGCTTAACAACTAGATTTGCACCTGAGTTAACATTGTTTAGTTTGAACCAAACTGATCCTGATGGATGTGGTTCTGAATTTGTTGCTCCCCAAGGTGGGTTGTTATAGTTGTAACCCTGACTTAGGCCTGGTGCATAATACGGATTGTCTCCACTAGCAGTAATTCCTAAATCTGTTAGCAATGTTCCTGTACCGGCTTCAACCATCATAATACCATTACCATCATCAGTAGAACCATCATTTGATCCTGCTGAGTCAACAAATATCTGTAATTTTCCGTTTGCTACTGTTGCTAAGATACCTGCAATTGCTGCAGTATTGATATCACTAGCCGCAGTGGTAACAGTAGTACCAGTCATTGCTACAGTAACATCGTTTAGTATCATTGAATGTCCAACTGTTAAGGTTGGATTTGTTGCAGTTCCGATAATAGTTGGCCATGAATTTTTCCATTCATCGCTTCCAATTAACACCCATGTATTAGCTGTCAGACCGGCTGCAGTGTTTCCAGGTGTCTTATAGTATACAGGGTTATTTGTATTTGTTACGTTAACTGCATAATCACCGATGCTACCAATTGAATCTAATGGCACTCCACTTGAAACACCGCCGACTAAATCAGATACTGATGTAATCACTGTTGCTGTTTTAGCAGTAAAGGTTTCTGTAGTTGCTGACCATTCAAATGCACCAAATGTGCTAACACCTGTATCAAACCAGTAAACACCGTTTGCAGGATCGCCAGTTGGGCGTACTAATGTAGCAGTAAGAGCACTAAGGTCAATGTCTGCTCTTTGTACGTATGCTCTGTTGCTTACTCCTAATGTACTGTAGGCTGCAAGTAACCCATACTCGTTAAGTTCATAACCATTAATTGATGTTCCGGCTGCAGTACTATAAAAGAACGGTGTTCCAAATGTTGCGGCTAAGTCTCTTTGTGATGTAATCAAATAAGGTTTGTTTGCATTTGCTGCAGTTGTTCCTGCGGCTACGCCTACACCTGCGCCACTTACTTTATTTTGTGCAGTTGCTAACAAAATAAACGGTACGGAATTTGTTGCGGCTGGTAGATAATTACTTTCGTCTATTATGGTAACTTCTACGCCTGGGGATGTTAGTGCCATGTTTTTCACTTCCTTTTGAATGTCTTATAATCTCTTAATGATATTTATAAGAATCTATCAAATAATGCCGTAAACACTGCCCTTTGCAAAGGTTTGTGTTGCTAAATATCCGTATGGAAAGACCTATTTGTAATGCCTGTAACCGCCGTTTTGTAGCAATAAACTATATCAACGAAGGAAAGAAACACTATCGTACTAGATGTGATAGTTGTACACGAAAAAATCGCAAGACAAAGCCTCCAGTTCCTCGTTGGCAATTAGACGGTTACAAAAAGAAAAGGACTTGTGATCGTTGCGGCTTTGTTGCTAAAAGCGGAGCACAAATATTAGTATATCATGTTGATGGAAATTTGAAGAACAGCAATCTTGCAAACCTTAGAAGTGTTTGTTTAAATTGTACTGTAGAAATTACAAGGCTAGACTTACCTTGGAGGGTTGGCGATCTCGTTGTGGACTAGTTGTTTAAGTTGTTCTAGTGTACTGTTGTTATAGATGGTAGTATCAAACTTGTTATTGAGATCAATCCACTTGTATTCACTTGAATGTATA